GCCCGATCATGAAGGCGATCACGGACCGGCTCACCATGGGCGACGTCACGCGCCGCGGGTACGCCGTGGTCTTCGACCTCTCCGAATACCTCGAAGCGGACCCGGCGTCGCAGGCCGCGTACTACAAGACCTTGCAGGAGATGAACGTGGTCGACTCCGCGGAGATCCGTACGTTCCTGAAAATCCCGGGTCCACCTCCCCGGGCCGCGGTGCAGCCGGCGGCGGCGCCCGCGCTCGAGGCCGGCCGGCGGCCGGCGATCCACGTCGGGGACATCACCCCGCGGCAGTTCGCCGGGGAGCCGGCGCACACCTTCTCCGTGGTCGACTTCGCCGCGGACGTCGAGCCTCCGACCACCGACACGGCGAAGCGGACGATCTCCGGGCTCGCGCTGCCGTACAACGTGATCGGTCGGAAGTACGGGATCGCGTATCGGTTCCTGCCCGGGTCGCTCGAGTACGACGCGCACGTGAAGCACTTCAAGGATCACGTGACCCCGGTCGGTGCCATGACCGGCTCGACGGACGGGAGCTCCGGATTCTCCGTCGAGCTCTCCGTGCTGTCCGGGGTCGACGGCTCCCGGGAGAAGCTCGAGCGTGATCAACTCCTCTTCGATGCGGAGCACGGTCTCTACAACGGGCTCTCCGTGGGCGTGGACTTCGAGCTCTTCGACCGGGACGGCAACCCGGTCGACGCGGAGTGGAATGACGAAGATCAAGTGTGGGACGTTCACCGCGCGACGTTGCGCGAGGTTTCCTCCACCCCGATGCCAGTGATGAACGACGCGCGCGTGACCAAAGTGGCCGCGAGCCTTACAGGAGGGCACGACATGAATTGTCCGCATTGCGGCCACCGTCACGCCGCGGGCATCGCGTGCGCGACGTACGCCGCTTCGCTTCGGCAGGCGCAGGCCGCGGCCGGCTTCGCACAGCCGCAGCCGCAGCCGCAGCCGGCGCCGATGCCGACCCCGGGGCAGCCGCAGCCGCAGCCGCAGCCGAACGACCCGCAGCCACCGGCCACCGGCTACGGACCGATGGACGTCACGCAGTTCGCGGCGTGGGCCGCGCAGCACGGGATGCAGCTCATCCCGAACGCGGCGCAGGTCGCGCAGACGGTGAACGCGAACCCGCAGTTCTCCGCGCAGGTGATCGAGCCGGCGCCGTACCGCTTCGACCGGAAGGGCAACCTCCGGAAGGGCTCGCACGACTTCTCGACGGATCTCTTCGAGGGGTGGAAGAACGGCGACCTCGGCGCCCGGGACCGCGCGCAGTCGTGGGTGGAGCAGGCATTCGCGGACGGCTCCGCGCTGGCCGCGCTCACGATTCAGAAGGCGCAACAGGAGTTCGCGGTCACGTCCGGCAACGTCGCGGCGCTGAACCCGAACCGCAACCGGCCGGACCTCTACGTCGATCAGATGGACTACACGTACCCGCTGTGGGAGGCGATCAACAAGGGGACGCTCGAAGACATCACGCCGTTCGTGGTGCCGAAGTTCAACACGTCGTCCGGCCTGGTCGCCGCGCACGTCGAAGGCACGGAGCCGACCCCGGGCGCGTTCACCGCGACCGCGCAGACGATCACCCCGACCGCCGTGTCCGGCAAGATCGAATACACGCGTGAGGCGTTCGATCAGGGCGGCAACCCGCAGGCGTCCGGCCTGATCTGGACGCAGATGACCCGGGCCTACTACGAAGCGCTCGAAGCCGGCGCGCAGGCGTTCTTCGTGGCGCAGGCCGCGAGCATCACGGACATCACGATCACCACGGCTGCCGTCGATGCCGCACTCGATCAGGCGGTGGCGGACGGGATCATCCCGCTCAACTTCATCCGGGGCGGCAACCGCTTCCGGAAGGCGTTCACGCAGATCGACCTCTTCAAGGCGCTCGCGAAGGCGAAGGACTCCGCAGGCCGGCGGCTCTACCCGGAGCTCGGCCCGCAGAACGCGGTGGGTACGACGGACGCGGGGTACCGCGCGATTCAGGCGCACGGCGTGACGTGGCTCCCGGCGTGGGCGACCGCGGCCACCGGCTCCGTCGCCGCGAGCTCGTGGCTCTTCGACCCGGACGGCGTGGCCGGCTGGGCGACCGCGCCGCAGAAGATCGACATCACGTGGCGCGTGGCGTGGGTGGACATCGGTCTCTTCGGCTACAAGGCAACCGCGCTGCTCGACGCGAACAAGGTCCGCGAAGTGGTGTACGACCCGGTCTAGCCGGACCCGTCGTCGAGCCGGACCGCCATCCGGCTCGACGGCGCCACCGTCCCGAATCCGTTGCTGTGTAAGGAGATCCGATGTCCGACGACGAAGAGAACAACCCGAACGGGGAGCCGCGGCCCGGAACGAAGGCGGCCGTGGAAGCGCAGCGCGACGCGCTGCAGGCGCAGGTGGAGCGGCTGCAGGGAGAGCTCGCGTCCGCCCGGGCCGGCGGCGCGTCCCCGGCGCTGGTCACCCTCGCGGCGCCCGATCCGAACTTCCTGTGCGAGGGGGACCGGCAGGCGCTCGAAATCAACGGCGTCGTCAACTCCGCGACCACCGGCCGGCAGTTGCTCGCGTCGGACTTCGACATCACGGTGAAGACGGAGCAGGGTCGCGAGAACCTCCGGCGCGCGCAGGCGCAGACGGCGCAGGAGCGCGAGGGAATCCGCGGCGTGGACTTCGTCTACCCGTCCGTGGCCCGGGGCGTTCTGGCCGCGGACGCGCCCGTACGCGGCGCGCAGCCGGCGTCCGCAGTCGAGCCGGCGGCGCCCGCGGCCGGCGCCGCGGACACGCAGGTCTGATCGAGGAGTGAGGCGCGCCCGTGCCATGGAAGCCGGACTACATCACCGTTGCGGAGTTCAACGCCTTCGCGCGTTCTGCTGACGCGCTCGACGACGTGGAAACGGCGCTGTGGATCACGGGTGCGTCTCGCCTGGTCGATGATCATCTCCACCGGCAGTTCGGCACCCTCGCGGCGCCGACCGCGCGCGTCTACCGCGGGCCGGCCTTCTACGACCCGCGGCTGTCGCTGTGGTGCGTGGAGATCGACGACGTGCAGGTGACGACCGGGATGACGATCGCCGGAGTCGCGCTCGCGTCGTCCGGGTGGGTGCTGCTCCCGGACAACTCCCCGCTCGACGGGAAGCCGTACACCATGATCGGAATCGATCAATGGTCGTGCCCGACCATGCCGTTGACGGTGGTCGCGCAGTACGGATGGACGGCGATCCCGTCACAGGTGAAAGGCGCCGTGCGGCTGCAGGTCAACCGGCTCGCGTCCCGGCGGAACACGCCGCTCGGTCTGCTTGAGTCGCCGGACGGCGGGCCGGCGGCGCGGGTGCTGGCACGGCTCGATCCGGACGTGGCCGTGTCGCTGCGGGGTCTCGGCCGGACCCGGTGGCCGTCATGAACCTCAAGAACGTGGCCGCGGAGATGCGGACCGCGCTGCTCACGGTGCCGAACCTGCGCGTCCCGGTGTGGGGCGACGGGGGCGCGATCGGGGCCGGGGGGCTCGCGATCATCGGGTGGCCGGACCGCGTCGAGCTGACCGCGACCTACGTGCGCGGGAAGGCGCGCGTCCCGGATTGGCCGGTGTTCCTGCTCGCGTCCGGGCAGGATCGCGGCACCCATGATCGGATCGCCGCGCTGATCGGAGACACGGCGCCGGGGAGCGCGAACCTCGCGCTCGAGGCCGGCGCCTACACGGCGTGCGACTTCGTCCACGTCTCATACGCGGAGATCGACCCGGCGGCCCGGTATCAGGGCGCTCCGGTGATTGCAGCCGTGCTGCACGTCGACGTCAACGGACCCGGGAAGTAGGGAAGGCAGCATGGCAACCGCACACGGCAAACTGACGAAGGTCACGATCGCCACGAAGGACGTCAGCCCGTACGTCAAGAATTCGCAGCTCGAGCGGGCCGCGTCGACGCACGACGTGACCGGCTACGCGCCGACCGGCGACGCGAAGCTCTTCTCCGGCGGCACGCGGGAGGCGAAGTTCACCATGTCCGGGGTCTACGACAACACGGTGTCGGTCGGCCCCCGGCTCGTGCTGGTCGGACAGGAGGGCACGTCGATGGCGATCGTCCGCAACGTGGAAGGTCTGGGCACGGGGAAGCCGAACGAAGCGTTCAACGCGATCCTCGAGAAGTACGTAGAGACGAACCCGCACGACGACATGGTGACGTGGTCGGCGGACTTTCAGGTGACCGGGGCCATCACGGTCACGGCACTGCCGTAAGGGAGTTGGGGAACGGTGCTGTCACGCGAAGAGATCCTGGCGAAGGCGGTCGGTCAGGAAGTGGTCGATCTGCCGTCCGGCGGTCAGGTCAAGGTCCGGGGGCTGACCCGGGACGAAGCACTGCAAGTGCAGGAAGCGGAGGGAACCGCGGCCCGGGACAACACGACGATCGCGCTGGGTCTCGTTGAGCCGGCGCTGTCGGTGGAGGAGGTCGCGGAGTGGGCGAAGACGGCTCCGGCCGCGGACTCGATCGAGATTTCCCGGGCGATCGCTCGGCTGTCCGGCATGACGGAGGGAGCCGGGAAAAGCGGCCCGGCTCGCGCTCGAAAACGACGCTGATCTTGCGTTTGAGTTCTTCCTCGCGCGGGAGCTCCGGATGACCCGGGCGCAGTTGATCACGCAGATGAGCAACGCGGAGTACGTGATGTGGACGCGGCACTTCGACCGGATCGCGCAGGCAAGGGAGCTGGCAGAGAAGGGAGGCTGACGTGGCCGAGAAGATCACCCTCAAGGGGATCAAGGAGTTTCAGAAGCAACTCCGGACCATGGATGCTGACCTTCCGAAAGAGCTCCGGCTCGTGCTGAACGACGCGTCGGAGCTCGTGCTGTCGTACGCGCGGCCGCGGTTCCCCTCCGACACGGGCCGCGCGGCCGGGTCGCTGAAAGCCGCGTCGTCGCAGCGGGAGGCGCGGATCTCGCTGGGTGGCCGGCGGGCGCCGTACGCGCCCGGGCTCGACTTCGGGGGCGGCCCGAATCGGCCGCAGTTCCCCCCCTACATCGCGGGCGGCCGGTACGTCTACAAGGGGCTCGAGGTCAACCGCGACGAAATCACGCAGCGCATGGAGCAGGGTCTTCACGATCTCGCGCGCGGCGCCGGATTGGAGATGACCTAGTGGCGAATCAGGTGAAGCTCACCTTCGCCGGGGACGACGCGGACCTCAAGCGTTCCTTCGACGACGTGGGTAAGGCGTCCGAAGTCATGGCGGTCCGGGTGACCGACGCGACCAACGAGGCCGGCGAGAAGTTCGATCACTTGTCGTCGCAATCGTCGCTGCTGGCCGGCGGCGTGGGTGACGTGGGCGGCGCGCTGACGGAGGCGTTCGGGGAGAACAACCCGATCGGGGCGTTCGGCGCGCAGATGGAAAAGGCGTCCGCGATCATCATGGGCTTCACTGGCCTGATGGATCTTGCCGTTTTCGCGACGAACAACATGAAGCTCGCCACGCTGGCGAAGGCCGGCGCCGACCGGATCGCCGCGGCGGCGCAGTGGGTCTTCAACGCGGCGCAGCTCGCCTCCCCGACGACGTGGATCGTGATCGGGATTATCGCGCTGATCGCGGTGATCGTGCTGATCGCCACAAAGACGAAGTGGTTCTCCGCCATCTGGACGTCAGCATGGTCGTGGATCAAGAAAGCGGCTTCGAATACGTGGGACTTCATCAAGAAGATCCCAGGGTGGATCGGCTCCGCGTTCCGCACGGTGGCGACCGCGCTGACCGCGCCGTTCCGCTTCGCGTTCAACGCGATCGCCCGGCTGTGGAACAACACGATCGGGCAACTGTCCTGGTCGGTGCCCGGGTGGGTGCCGTTCATTGGCGGTAACACGATCTCCGTTCCGCGGCTGCCCACCTTCCACACGGGCGGCGTGGTGCCCGGGCCGGCGGGCGCACCCGTGCCGATCCTCGCGCTCGGCGGTGAAGAGGTCCGGTCTCCCGCTGCGTCCCGCGGCGGCGGCGGCGGTGAGTGGGTCGCGGTGGACCTCGGGGAGCTCGGGGACGTGATCCTGCGGATCGTGGCCGGCGCGGTCCGGAACAAGGGCGGCCGGGTGTCGCACCTCGGCGTGCAGGTGGTGGGCGGGACGGTACGCACGTGACGACGCAGAATGTGGTGCTCGAGCTGTTCATAGGCGGGGTGTGGACGGCGGTCCCGCTGTACTCCGCGGCCGGGTCGACGGTGACCCGCGGCATGGAGGCCGGCGGCACGTGGCCGTCTCCGTCGAGCATTCAGACGGAGATCAATAACGACTCGCTGAACTACGACCCGTCGAATCCGGCGAGCACGATCTACGGCACGGTGGGCCGGAACACCCGCGCCCGCTTGAAGATCAACGGGAACGTGCGGCTGTGGGCGGAAGCCTCGCAGTGGAATCCGGACCGCACGATCGAGCACGTGTCCGGCGCCGGGAAGGGCCGGGCGTGGACGAAGCTGACCGCGGAAGGGGTGCTCCGCAGGCTAGGGCTGTGGGAAGAGCCGTTGCGCTCCCCGATGTACCGGACAAACGCGCTACGTGCGACGTCGATCGGTCACTGGCCGCTCGAGGATGACAAGGATTCGACGCGGCTCGCGAATACAGCGAGCGTGTTCCCTGCCTACCCGGGCAGCCTCAAGGGCGGCGTCGTGCTGGGCGAGTCGGAGTCGCCGGACGGCGCGAAGTCGACGGCGAAGGTTGTGCCCTTGTCGCAGATGGCCGGACGCTTCGGGATCGCGTCCGGCTCTGCGGGGTGGCAAGTCTGCCTGTCGTTCAAGATGCCGGCGCTGCCCGCGTCCGCGACCTACGGCACGCTCTTGCAGTGGCACACGAATCAGGGCTATCGGTACACGCTCGACGTGAACAATGCCAACTTCCGGGTGAGCGTGATCGATTCCTACGGGACGTCGCTGCTGTCGTCCGCGGTGCTGTACTCCGGCCGTGAGCCGAATCAGTGGCTCACGTTCCGCGTGAAGGTGTCGTGGGCTGCGGGCACGGTCACGGTGGAGCCGGCCTGGTATCGGCAGGGTGACGACACGGAGGTGGGGTGGACAGACACCTTCGCCGCGTCGTCGGCGGGCGCGCTATCGCACTGGTTTCAGAACGGCGACGCGGTGG